ATAATATCTAAAAAGAATAATTTAAATATTAATATTATAAATAAAAAGCCAGATATTAATACCGAGAAGGTAATTTTAAAACTACTTAAACAACCACCGAGAAGAATATCAATTGAAAATAATGAAACTATTATAACAGGAAAAGAAATTGATAAATTATCTGTTATTATAGTATCGGTAAATTATAATGATTACTTATTAGTTTCTTTAAGTAATAATATTAAATATTTTGAAGATATAACAGTAGTAACATCATCAGATGATTTAATGTGTCAAAAAATATGTGACATATTTGGAGTTAAATGTGTCATAACTGATAGAATATATGAAGACGGAGCTTCATTTAATAAAGGAAAAGCTATAAATGATGGTATAAAATCAATTGATAATCCGGATTGGATACTATTACTAGATGCTGATATTGTACTGACTAAAAAAATAGATATTAATACAGATATTGATATATTATACACATCAGATAGATATATATGTAAAGATTATAATACTTATAAAGATTGGCAGGGTGGTAAAATAGAAATAGATAAAGTAGGTAAATATGAAACCAATAGAGGATTGGGGTTCTTTCATCTATTTAATATTAATAGTTCAGATATTAACAAGGAATTACCATTTCCGGAATCATCAAATGATGCCTCTTGGAGTGACTTACATTTTAGAGATAAATTTACAAAAAAAAGTAAGATAGATAAATCAGTTATACACTTAGGACCCACATACAAAAACTGGAAAGGAAGAAAAACAGACGCATTTCTATCAGATGATTTATTTCATGATTTATTTAATAATCAATTAAATAAGAATATTTTAGAAGTTTTAAATGATATTCCATTTTTTGGAGAAAAAGTAAAAATGAATATAGATTTTGATATTAAAGATGATCAACAGTTTATATATCACATAACATCTTTATACAAATCATATGATATTGAAACTAATAGAAGAAGTGAATTTGCACAAAAAAATTGGAAAAAACTATATGAGAATAAAAAAATTATTCCTTGTTTAAATTATAGCAAAATAAATGATACAGAAATGCCAAAAATAAAAGATTTATTTGAGTCTGGTTATAATATGTGTTTGAATGATAATGATATAATTATGTACACAAACTCAGATATATGCTTAACCGAAGACTTATATCAAAAAGTTGTTGAATCTTGTAATAAATATGAATGTACATTTTCATTCAGAAAAGACTTTACGATATTAAATGAGCCTATGGATAAAAATATGATTGAGAATGCAAAATATTCAAATGGAAGTATAAAACCAAAAGGTGCTGATTTATTTGCTGTTACTAAATCTTGGTGGGAAAAATGGAGAGATTATCTACCAGATGACCAAGTAATAGGTAGACCTACTTGGGATTGGATATTTAGAATAGCTATGGGTAAGAGTATAGAAGGTGATATTGTTTTCTCTCAGTCATTTGAAGAACAAGGAACAATATGTGAAACACCGAATATATCATATCATGAGATACATGATTCATATTGGGAAAAACCTGAAAATCTATTTGAGGAAAACAGTATAAAAAATACAAAAATTGCTTACAATTGGATGAAAGAAAAATCACCAATTATTATTTTTACTGGAAGGGATTGGATGGAAAAAACATATGGCGAATATATAATTTTCAATAAAATTAATCTTTAAAATATGAATTTACTACTTGCTATACAATCTTATCCAGGTGCCAATGATGCCGTAAATAGACAGTGGTCTTTTTACTTAAATGCAGGAGCTGATGAGATTCATGGAATTGGAACTATAGATAATGGTTGTGTTTGGCCAGATGGTATTAAAAGTGTGCTTATTGGAAGTAATAAGTATATTGACGGCAAGCATTTACCAAATAGACTACTTGATACTATAGAATATTGTTTAAGTACAGAATTTTCACACTTCTGTATATCTGAATATGATTCTATTTTTTTTAATAAAATACCAGAATGGACGGGAATTGCAGCACACTTAGCTGGTGGTAAAACTTGTGAGGACGAATCTAGATACTGTGGATTATCCAACTCAACTTTTATACATAATCCTTGGTTTATTGATAGACCAACCGCTGAGATATTACTACATATTGGTCGTGAGATTCTTCAAAGACCTGAATTATCTTTTGAATGGTGGTATGGTTCACCTGAGAGTTCACCAGACGTATTTTTAGCTTGGGTCTGTCAAGAGGCTAATATAAAAGTAAAATATGATTTAATGAAAGAATTTAGTCGCAATAGATTAGATGTACAAGGTGATTTAGAGTTAGCTAGAGAATTTCGTATAAATGGTGTTGAAATAATACACGGATTAAAAACTGAACATGAATTAGACTTTATAACAAAAGATTAAAAAATAAAAATAAAAATATGACTATTCGTCTTGCTTCCGGAATTAGCCCAAATTATGTATCTAGGGCTGAACAATTTATTAAATCATTAACAGAACATTGTAATGTAGATACAACTATTTTTGGAGTTAATTTTCCATTAGATACAACTGAAATAAATGGTGTCAAATGTATACCTTTAGATTACTCTAAGGCACCTGTTCAGTTTCCAAAAGTTATGCTACAAAGTGGAATGTTTGTTTTATATACTCCGAGTGATTGGCAAGAGGATGATATAATTATCTTTACTGATGCTGATGCTTATTTTCAAAGAGGATTTAATGAGTCTGAAATTTCAACTTTCTCATCTATACCAGATGGTACTATGATGGTTGGTTATAATAAACCTAATGAATACCAATCATTACTATCCGAGTCTTATGATCTTTTTCCAAAAAAGCCAATAGATGAAATAAAAATTGATTTTCCAAATATGGAAAATATGGTTTGTAGAAACTTTGGTATGGTTATAGCAAGACTTTCTACTTGGCGCGAACTTAACAATAGAACATTAAATCTTTGGTCCGCTTGTGATTCATGTTTTGATAATCCAGCTCGTGTTCAACTTGTATCTTTATATGCTTGTCAATTACCGGGCATGAATATAGTAGATTTATCACCAGACTGTCACGCACACGGTCATCACGGTATGAAAATTGGATTAGAAAGAGGCTCTGATGGTCTTTGGAGACAAGATGGTAATATTGTTGCTTTTGCACACGCTCTTTAAAAAATTAAAAATAAAAATGATAGACATATTTTACAAATCATACGCAAAAGATTTTGAGTGGTTATACTACTCATTAAAATCAATAAAAAAATATTTAACTGGTTATAATAAAATAGTAATAGTTATACCCGAACAAGATAAAGATTTATTAAACTATGAGTTAATAAATGAATTAAATTGCGAGATTCATTTTGTAAATGAATATGGTGATGGTTATATCTATCAGCAATTTATAAAAATGACAGCTCATAAATATTGTAATTCAAAGTTTATATTATATTCAGACTCTGATTTAATCTTTAACACAAATATTGATTTACAAAATTTTATAATTGATGAAAAACCTGAAATACTATACACAGACTATTCAAAAGTTGGTGATGCTATATGTTGGAAAGAAGTTACTGAAAAATTCATGGGTAGGGAATTAAATTACGAATTTATGAGAAGATTGCCTTTAATTTATCACAGAAGTACAATTGTAGAAATCAATGAAAGATATAACATAGAAGATATTGTTATGAGTAGCAGTACCTTTTCAGAATTTAATGCTATTGGAGCTTGGGTTTTTTATAATCACTCCGATAAATATAAACTTACAAATACAGATAATTGGTCTTATGTACCACCAATAGGCAAACAATACTGGTCACATGGTGGATTAACAAACGAAATTAAAAGTGAAATACAAGAATGGATATAATTGTTTCTTTTCCAAGAAGTGGTCAACACTTAGTTGAGAAAATATTAAAATATTGTTGTAGTGAACACAATGTAGAATTTACATATTGTGAGTTCTATACCTGTTGCAACTCCACACCTTGCTCAAAAGGTAAAGAAATTTCAAAAAATCATGATTTTGAATTAGACTTAGAAGTAAATAGTCATATTAAATATGTAAGCTTATACAGAGAAGATATAATTCTTCAATTAGAAGCGTACTATAGATATTGGATTAAATACAATAATGAGAAATATAAGTATAAAGATTTATTAAAGTTTATAAAAGATAAAACTGAATACTATAATGGCTTTATGAATAAATGGATTAATAATAAAAATAAAAATATACTTAAAGTAGAATATTATGAAATATTAGATAATCCTGAAAAAATATCAAAAAAGATATTCAAACATTTTTTTCCTGATGTTAAAATAAAAAATAGTGTATTTAAAGAATTAGTTAATATAGAGTTAGAAACACCTATAATAGCACCTCATCGTGACCAAAATATAAAAAATGGAATGAATGGTTTATTCAAACACAAAATAGCACTAATTAATAAGATTGATGATAAGATTTATAAAAGGCTTAAAAAAGATTTGAATTTGTAATGAAGATATTTACTACAATAAACCCGAATGATAATTTTGAAACTCAATCAAAAGCTATTTCTTCCTGGTCAAATAAATACCAAGTTTATTCTGTTAATACAAAAGAAGAAATAGAAAAGATAAACAACTTATATCCTAATGTTATATTTATTGAAACAGAAGATACTTTTGCGTATAAAAACAAAAAGTTAATTAAATTAAATTCTATATTATCTGCTATAGATATAACTTGTAAATCAGAAACAGTTGCTATAGTAAACTCAGATATTATATTAAATGAGAATTTACAACTTAACATAAATCAAAGATATCTAATAAATGGCTTATTTATAGGAACAAGATATGAATTAGATGGTGATAAAAAATATCCCTTCATATACGGCTATGATGTTTTTATATTTAATTCAAAATACACAGATATATTTAAGAATGATAAATATGTAATCGGTATGCCTTGGTGGGATTATTGGGTTCCTTTAGTTTGTATAAAAAATGGATTAAATTTATATCATATAAAAGATGAATTAATATATCACATAACCCACAAAACAAACTATGACTATAATATTTGGCTTAAATTTGGAGAATTCTTATACAATGATATAGTTGTAGACTTACTTAAATATGATAATATACTACCATTGTCTAACTTTTATAATGCTGAAAAGAGTGGAAAATTAGATGTGAAAAAGTTTATAGAATCAAAACAAATCAATATATCCATAGTATAATTAAAAAATAATATTCATTAATGAATTATACACATACTTTTACCTATGTAATAGGTTACAGACACTCACCAGATAGATTACAAAATCTAAGAAAAACTTTAGACTGGATAAATGGATTTGTCGGATGTGAAGTTATTATAGTTGAACAAGATAAACACTCAAAAATATCACACTTAAATCTTAAAGCTAAACATATATTTCTAAAATCAACATTACCTTATAATAAGTCTTGGGGATTTAATGTAGCTACTAAATATTCAAATTCTAATATCATAGTTTTTGCTGATTCTGATTTAGTAATGGATCCTAATCAATTTATAGAATCTCTTAAAGCAATAGAACAATATGAAATGATAAATCCATACAAATCAGTTATTGATTTAGATCAAAATGAATCTGGATTAAGATTTGAACAAATTTTACAAATTAATAGAGCCGGTAGAGGAGAACTAGACCATCAAAAAGTTCCTCTTTGTGGAGGTATTTGTATTTTTAGAAAAGATGCTATTATGAGAATTGGTGGTTGGAACGAATCCTTTGTTGGATGGGGAGCAGAAGATGATTTTGTATCTCTAAAAGTTAAACACTTCTTAAATTGGACCGAAATTCCTAACAAATGCTATCACTTATACCATCCAAGAACTGCACCTGATATGAAATACTATCAAAGAAATCTAGAGTTATTACAAAAAACATCAGCAATGAGTAAAGATGAAATAACTAAGATGTCTAATGCACAATCTCAAAAAAATGGACTGAATAATAAGTATGATAGTTACTCTATATGATTTAGAAAAAATTTGTAACTATTCAGAAAATTCAAAACCATCACTACCTAATGGTATAATAAATTACTTAGAATTTATTGAATCTGATACTGAAGAGTATAAAAATTTAGTAAAAAGTAAAAGAAGAGATTTAACTATTGATGCTATTTTAGAAGATAAAATAGATGAGTGGACAGATTCTGAAACTTGGGGAATTGATTTAGACCAAGAAGGTTATACAAGATCTATTTCACCTCAGATGAAAAGTTTAACGGTTAAATCACAAAAGTTTATAGACAATCAAACTCTTTATTATGATATAGTAAAAAAGTTAGAATCATTGACTAATCAACCAATGACTAATCATAATATTAATAATAATATGAATGTTATTATTAAAAATAATCCTAATTTATCAAGTTATGATAATGATAATTCTAATTTCAGAAAAATAATATCTAAAGTAATGATGTTGAACAGTTTAATTGGAATGGAAAGTAGAGTTGGTCCAGCAAATTCAATGTTAGTTGGTTTAGATGTTTATATGTATCTACTGAGAAGTAATACATTCACAATTCAAAACAATGGAACAACGGTAACTGGTAATATATCAGGAATTGACATCATACCATCTCATTTAATTAATACAAAAAAAGTTATACTAATGAGAAATTCAAATAAACCAGGAATAGGTTTAAATGTTATTAATAATGTAAATGATTCAACTTATTTTATGGCAGAAACACCAGTAGTTTGGGAGAAGTGTATAAAATGGTTTGAAATTATTTAGAAGCTACTCTAACTTTATTATACTTTATAAGTAATTTATAAATTTTTTCATATTCTTGAGAAGGATTCTCAACTAATCTCTCACACCACTTATCTTTATTAAAGTATTCAACTATCATACCTACTCTGAAGTCTTCTTTCTTAGTAGGCTTCCAGTATCTAACTTGTTCTACAAATGAAAATGAATGTCCATTATATAAATAAGAAATATTCTCAGCATCAGTGTTATACATTACAACACCAAGTTTTTTTTCAGAACCATCTTTAAAAATCTTCATCACAGATGTTTCACCTAAATACTTAATGATTGCACATTCTTGGTGAAAGTGATTTAATAAAAATAAAACATCCTTTCTTAAATTATCATTATCTACTCTACCAAATGCAATAACGGAATCTTCATATTGTCCTCTATAATAACCTTTAATAGGAATTATTTGATATTCTTTGGCATAAAGAATAGAAATCATATCATCTAATTTATCAGATGATAAAATAACATATGACATATTTTGTTCTTGAAGATTCATAATGTATATATTAAAAGTCTAATGTTGTTCCGTGACAATATAGATTTTTAGCAAATTATGTATAGATAGTTTTTTTATCTTACTGAAATAGGAAATAGCTTCTTTTAAATTATGAGCGTCTATTATATTTATAGTTTCATGTTTATATCTAAGATAAAACCTCTTCACAAGGTATATATTTATTTAAAAAACTATAAAGACTTATTTCGCATATCTTTTGTATATAAAATTGCTTCTACATATTTAAAAGATGCCATATCTTTTCTTACAAAAGAAAGGTCAGATTCAAATGGATTTTTATTAATAAACTCTCCTTTATAAAATAAACCACCACTAGATGTTGTTACTCCAGCATTATGAAATATTTTACATGATTCATAATCAGAAATTGGTGATGTTCCCCAACTAAAATTCAACTCTTTAGATATTTGAACTTTATTTCCTCTTTTCAAAGACATCCACAAAACAGCCCACATATCAGCACACCATTTCTGAATAGGATTATAATTTTTTAACTCATCAGTTGTTAAAGACTTTCTTTCAATAGTTTCTCTATTAGACATATATTTATATAAATCTAAAGCTTTTTCCTTAACTTCTTTCCAATAATCGGAATCAACACCTTTCATTAAATATTGAGCACCACCAGAGTTCATATTATTTGATTCTACCAATTGAGGATCTATACCGGCTATGTCACACATTTCTTTGAATAGAATGTCTGATTTAGACTTTATATAGTCCGCGCATATATAAGATATAGTATCACTTAAATACCATATATCATCATTATTCATAGAATTAAAATCTGGAAGTTCTCTGAATATAATATCGGAGTCATGATAAAAAATTGTTTCAGTAGATAAGTCTGGATAACATTTAAAATGTTGTTCTATGATATCTGGTCTGAGTATAGGTATATATCCACCGTTATCTAATATAGTTCTCTTATAAAAGAAAAATCTAACATAAGGATATTTACCAACCAATTCTCTACCCTCATTAGATGGAGATGAATCATATGAGAATAAAATCTCAATATTATTGGGATTAATACCAACCTTCATAAAGTTATTGATCATAACTTCAACTTGCCAATGAAAATAAGCAACATCTGGTTGAGCACATAAAAATACAATTCTTTTCATATTATATTAATCCAAATTCTTCATAAAGTTTAGTATGAAAAACAGCAAAAACTTCTTCTTTATTTTTTATAGACACAATTATACTATCATGTACAGTAACAATCTTAATATCTGGATATAGATTCATAACTTGTCTAATTATCTTATTGAATACCAAACTAGACTCGGCTTTTTGTAAATCATATGATAATATCTTATAATCTTTATGTTCTATTTTATATAACTTAATAAATTGATGTATTGTAGGAAATAAACTAATAAAAATCTTATCAGCTTTACTTGTAGCACCATTTCTACCAAAAAGAACTTTATATGTTAGCTCTTTAACCATTCCTCTATCTTTTGTTTTTATATTATCCATAATATATTGATAGAAATTACCATTTATAGTTAAACTCTTAAATAATTCAAATTCTGATTCATCAACCCATTTAGTATTACTATCTTGTATTAATTTTGTTAAGAAAAGTGGTTGACTATTTTTAATATCCATCTCACATGTTTCTTCACCATCAATTAATAAACAATTCTTTCTAATAAAAGATTTAAGAATAGTGAAGTTAGTGTGCATTCTACCGTAATTATCAAAGTGATAGAATATGTGACCTTCTTTAACACATTCTACTGAGTATTTATTTCTATTATAAATATCCATGTCTTCGTTTTTAAGACTATCTAAGTAAAAAATTGATCTATCAAATTCTATTTTAATACCAAATAAATCATTAACTAGTTTTCTTTTAATATCAACATCTATTAAAGAACTTTCTATATCATTTTCTTCTATTTGAGATACTTTAGATTTATATTTCTTTAAAAGAACTTTATCTTTATTACTATATCTTGTGATTCTACCACGAAGAACTGACTCATTTATTGAATAGACTCTTGAACTTTTACCTTTTTGGTGTTTTGAAAGAAGTAATATGATATTTCTCTCAATCAAATAATTAACATAATAGTTATAAAGGTAACCATACTTTTCTTTTAGAATAGTGGCTAGTAAATGAAACTTATTTTCCTTCTTAAAGTAATATTTTAAGATAAGGTTATGAACAATATCAATTGCATAAGCTGATTTTAGTTTTTGGCCTTTATAGGTAAAAATTTTATCTTTAGATAAATTGTCTAAAACTTGAGGTAGAAATTGTAAACTATTGTTTTTATTTTCTAATTTAGACTTAATTGAGTTATTGGGATTTATTTCGGAGTATTTGACAACACTTGTTACATTCATAGTATTTATATCTAAATTTACTGTGATGTTTTTTGTAATTTGAAAATTTTATCAATAGATTTTTTTCTTTTATTACATCTTTCTTTTGATAATTCTTTTTTCAAAATTTGAGATAGTTCATCTTCAAAACTCAGTTGATTATAATGCCTTCCTGTCAAGGAATTATACATATTCAAATCTTCAATCATCTCTCTTGTCCAAGAAGCTCTAACAACTCCTGATTTAGGATCAACTTGTGCGAATTTCATATTAAGATCAATTGAATTCATTATTGGTATATATAATAAAAGTGGTATTTTCACACCACTTTTATTATTTTTAATTTTTAATTAAAGATTAAACGGTAGTTGCTTCAACAGTTTCCACTTTACCTTCAATTGTAACACCATCTTCAAGTGAAGTAATCCAATCTTGGATTTCAGTTGAAAGACTCTTAACAGTTGTATCATAATAGTTAAAAACTTTACTGATAGAACCGATTCTTTTAAGAATCTGTGCAAATGTGTAAGAATCTTTTGTTAGACCTTTTACATTATGTTTTGAAATCAAGTGATAGATATAAGTGATTTCTGTTGCATTAACTGGGAAAGCAATTAAGTCTTTATCATTTGAATACTTAACATCTTTCATATATCCTAACATATCGGTTAGTTCTATTGCGAAAAATACTGTATTAACATCATATTCTAATTTAACTAAAATCAAATCAGTTAAAAATTTCCATTGTGGTCTGTTAAGGTGGAAATTATATTTTGTATCTCTTAAACAAATAGCTAAATCATGCCATAATTGTTGAGAACTTTTATAAAGTCCGTCTTTTTCAGTTTCAGATTTTCCTTTACCACCGTTATTTTTCATATAGTTTTCAATTTCTTGAATTTTAGAATCAAGAGGTGATTCAAACTCAGCAGTAATGATTAAATTTTCAATATCATTTTCAAGAAATTTAATTTCAGGTTTAATTACATTAGTTTCTATTTTCATATTATTTATTTTTATTTTTTATTATGCTATAAATTCCTCATCTTGAGCAGCATCTTTTTGTTGTTCTTTATAAAGTTCTTCAACTTTATTAGCTCTTGCTACTTTTTCAACACCGTATTTATTTACAAGTGATGAGAATGTGTTTAGATCTGTTTTAACAAGTTTAATTTTACCTGTTTCAATATTCATATTGATTTTATCAATTTCTTGTTCAAGTAAAATAGTTACTGATTCATCATCAAATACATTTAGAATATCCTCATTAATTGATATTAGTATGTCTTTTCCAATTATAAATTGAAATTTTGGCGGAACTACTGATATTTTAATAAGTTCTTTTTGTTTTTCGTCTCCTTCAAATTGAAATTTGATAGAAACAGGGAAAGTTTTTTTATTAAAAACTTCAAAAAATTTAGATATTGTGTCTTCCGACAATTCATAAAAATTATCCATATTTATTTTTGTTTTGTTTTGTTTTTATAATTTAAAGTAATAGAAAAGTTTAGTTATAGTAGTAAAATAAGTGATAAAATAATAGATAATATTATACCAGCGGGTATTACTCTATAATATAATCCATCATAATATTTATTACTTTTGAATAAAGAAAATCCAACAACAATTAAGTAAGAATATTTATCAACTTTTCTGATTTCATATATTTCATAAAGTTCTTTTAAATCCAGTGAGTCTAAAAACTTAGAAACACCAATAGTAAATTCTTTAGTGAAATTTTCTGATATCTTATCAATATCAGATTTTTTAAGACTGTAAGCCTCACCAATTAATTCTTCAGGTATATTTAATACAGTATAAATTCTATAAGAATTATCAACTCTTATATTGAAAGACCTTTCTAATTCGGCTTTGTTATTTTTAATCTTTTGCTTAAACTCCTTAAAAAGTTTAAATTTTTTGAATAAAGATATTTTCTTCATATCAATTATATAAAATAAGTATTATTTTGTTTATTATTTTTTTACTTTAACACCTGAAGATGTTCTTAACTCATTTGTGTAATCAGCTAATGTACCTGAGTTTTTAGCAATAGTTCCTAATTTAGCATCCATTGCGGTTAATAGTTGAATCATTCTTTGTTGATTTGGATCTGGGGCTGCTTTTGTTGCCTTGCTAGCATTAACACCCTTTCCCTTTGGATTTTTAGGATCTTCTTTTTCAGCATCTATCTCATTTATAGCTTCAACAAAAACACCAGCTTTATCCTCTAATCTATCTAACATATCCTCAAACATATCAGCATCCATTAAAGACATTAAAATCACATTTGAGGTGAATGATTTAATAGCTGATAATTTTTCAGCATCAATAGCATTAATTGAATTACCAAAGTTTTTTATAGATTGACTTAATTTAGCATAAGCGTTTCCTAACTTAATCATTCCACTCACTACCCTATCCATTGGATCACCTGTTGATTCTGCACCAAATATCATACCTTGTACAGCTCCTACCAATCCACCTTTTTGTCCTGGGTAATTACCAGCCACATATTTAGCCAATTCAACATATGATGTTACGTTTGCGGCTATTGATTTCATAAAACCAGGATTAATACTAGAATTGAATACAGCAATATTAGCCTTTATCTTAGAGGCCATTAAAACCATAATATCTGCCACACCAAGCACATCTTCATTAACTTCCAAATCACTACTCATTATCATACTCATTGACATCAAAGAAGCACCCACACCATCTACCCATTGTTTAGATGGATATGTTTTAAAATCACCAGTTTTAATAATAGTATCAACTGATACTATTGATTGAGCTACATCAGTTAAACCTCCTCCAAAGAAATCAGCTATTGCCCCACCTGCTACAGATCCAAATGAAATACTATCCATTAGACCGGTCCACTTTATTATTGTTTCAGAAACACCATCTATCCATTGTTTAGATGGATATGATTTAAATTCACCACTTCTGAAAATATCATCAACTTTTTTTATACTCCAAGCAGCTATTAATACTGAAAAAGCTCCAAAAATAATTAAAGGAAGTAAGAAAGCCAAATCAACTGATATCATTGCTATTTCAAGTATTGATTTAGTAGTACCCTTCATCCATTTATCTGATGGAAATAATTTAAATTTACCTTCTGAGAAAACTTTGTCAATTAACAGAATAGTTAAAGCTGTCACCATCATTGAAATAGATCCTAAAATAATTAAAGGAAGTAAAAAAGCCATTCCAACTGCTATCATAGCTATTTCAAGTATTGATTTAGTAGTGCCCTTCATCCATTTATTCGATGGAAATAATTTAAATTTACCTTGAGAGAAAACTTTATCAATTAACATAATAGTTAGAGCGGTCACCATCATTGAAATAGATCCTAAAATAATTAAAGGAAGTAAGAAAGCCATTCCAACGGCCACCATTGCTATTTCAAGTATTGATTTAGTAGCACCCTTCATCCATTTATCTGATGGATATGACTTAAATTTACCTTCTGAAAAAACTTTATCAACCAACATAATAGTTAGAGCGGTTACCATTATTGCTATTGAACCTAATATAATAAGAGGTGATAAGAATGCTATGCCGACAGCAACTAAAGACATAGTTAATATAACTCCTGTTGCTCCTAACATCCATTCAACTGATGGAAATTTACCTACATCAAATTTACCCTGAGCAAATATTAATGATGTTGCTACTATTGTAGCAGCAACAACTAGTATAACTCCTAACCCCATATAAAAGAATGGATTAAATACTTGAAATCCTAATAAAACCGCTGCTATTCCAAACGCAGCTATACTTCCACCAACTCCAAGTGCCCAAGATAAACTTGGATAAGCACCATCATCATAACTACCCAAAGCGAATATAGCAGAGGCTGCTACTATTGTACCAGCTACCAAAAGTGTTACTCCCAGACCAGCATAAAAGAATGGATTAAGTGCTTGAGTTCCCAATAAAACAGCAGCTATTCCAAATATTGATATTGAAAGACCAACACTAAGTGACCATTCCCATTTTGGATAACCACCTTCCTCATATGTACCATATGATAATATCAAAGAGGATGCCATAATAGTTGCTGCTATTATTATAACTGCTATACCACCTTTTATATAATCACCTATTCCTCCTAATTTATTTAGTATTATCGCCGCTAATCCCATAACAACGGCAGAAATGGCTACTGTTATTGCCAATCCAAGAATACTAAGTAATTTCATAAATGGTATCTCTTGAGTCTGTGCCAAAAGGTATGAAGATACCATTATAGCAAGTGACATAGCAGTAAATAGAATAGGCATTATTATAGATGCTGCTATTAACTTAGATGTACTTATTCCGCTAATTGCTTTGAATATAAGAGCGGCTGCAAAAGATAAAACAACAAATACAATAGATATAGCAATAGATGTTAAAGCTTGTGCGAATGTTATAGGAACAACCATTGCTAATAACCAAGATGATGCGGCTATTGCAAATGAAAGACCTATAAATATAAATGGAATTGCGATAATTGCCTCAGCAATTGAGTCAACCGAAATACCTTCAAATGATTTCATTATATTTTTCAATCCATAAGATATTACAGCAAATACAGCAGCGATTAAAATAGCAGTTATTGCTTGACCAAGTCCAATTGGCATAACTAATGCTAAAACATATGATGATAGAGCTATTGCAAGTGATAATGATAAGAATATCATAGGTATAAACTCAGCAACTGAGAATATATCAACTATATTAACACCCTTAAATGCTGTCATTATATTTTTAAGACCATATGATATTACAGCAAACACAGCCGCGATTAAAATCGCAGTAAGTGCTTTTCCAAAGCTAAGCGGCATAACCAATGCTAACACATAAGATGATAAAGCAATTGCGGTTGATAGGGCAAAGAATATAAATGGTAAATATTCCATAGTTGTCATTAAAGCAAATATATTAACACCCTTTAGAGCTGTTATTATATTCTTCATACCATATGATAAAATAGTAAATACTCCAGCAATTAATATAGCAGTTATCGCCTTACTAAAACTAAGAGGAATGACTAGAGCTAATATCCAAGACGATATCGCTATAACACCAGCTATCATAACTAATACTATTGAAGTAGTAAATGCTTCTTTTAATGATATTTTTAATTTAGCAATTTTTTCAAACGCTATTGATATTAAAGTTATTGCTAAAGCCAACCCAATAACTGATAGAAAATCAACTTTACCAACTAATTTAAAAGCCATACCAATAGCTAATACAGCAACTGCTATAAGAAGTATAGTACCAACACCTTTTTTAATATTACTTTCTTTTTTCTTATCTACTGATCCGTCTTCTGCTCCAACTTTTTTATCAGAATTCTTATTCTTAGACATATTCATAATGGTATTCTGATTCTTAAGAATTTTTTGATTATCTGATAGTAACTTTTTAATACCGTTATTTATCTCTTTTAATTGACCTCCAAAGTTTCCGCTTTCCATGGCTTTACCAGTAGATGACTTTGAGTCTTTCTTATTTAAGGTCTCAGATATCTTCTCTAATGCAACAGATAGGTTGTCAAGAGCTTGTAGTAGTTGCTTATCCATTTAAAAATTAATTTTACATAGTATATATAAAAAAACATATATCCTTAATTAATATATAACTTAAGTAATAAACTTTTTATAATATGAAAATTAAAAAAATATTTAAATATTATTTATTTGGTGAATCTGTTAAAGAAATAGAAATGAATAGAATATTGGATAAAGTTTCAGGTAAATATAAATTATCTGATAGAGAAAAAAGATTTTTAGATTTATATCAGAATAATAAAGAAAATGAAGAAATGAAAGATTTTTTATATCTGTCAAAGAATACTACTTTTAATAAAATCTCTACTCTTTTAGAGAAGGGCAAAAAAGTAATATGTGATTTACATGATAGAAATGGTAAGATAGGACTACCTATAATTGGACTCACCAATTCTTTTGAGGATGAGTCTTGTACAGTTATTATGAAAGGTGATATTAAACACAATCTACATGATAAGTTTCTTTATAATATAATCTATAATACTAATAAAGATGAGTATTACTTAGAGGAACAAGATGAATATTTTGAAAAAATAACAAAAAAAAATGAAGATTAAGAAATTTAATGATTTTGTAAATGAAGAAGTATCTGGTACCGAATTAGTAGGTCATAGTATGGGTGTGGCATATGGTGAAACTGGATTACAAAATAAAACAATCAGTCAAACGGATACATCATTAGTGAATGTTAAAGGTGGTGAAAATAGTAGTTCTAAGAATGATTTAACAAAAGACTTATTCTTTGAAGATGATTATATTAAATTACATAATGATTATCTAAAGGATGGTGGGTTGGAAAGTAATCTAACTGGTAATTATGATGAGGATTTAGTAATAATTATGGATTTTTTAAGTAATAAGTAATTATTAATATATAATTTGATAAAAACTAAAATCAAAAACAAAGTATAAAAATTATGAGTAAATTAGTAACACTGAATGGGTCAAATGACGAAAATTTAATAAATAATCTATTTGATTCTGAAATAACAGTATTTGAAGATATACAAGGTAGTAAAATTTGGGTAAATTGGGATGGTAATGAATTTACTATCAAACCAAAATCAATTGGTAATGAACCAATTAATCTAATTGATTTAGCTATGCAGAATTACTACAATCCTGCTATTAATTATTTCAACTCTTTAGATCAAAGAGTTAAATCTTTACTAAATAAAAAATGGTCTTTCTGTTTTGAATATTTTCCAGATAATCAACCAGGTAATATTGAATACTCTAAAGTTCCTAAAAATAATTTAGTTATAGCCGCTATTAATAAAAGTGGTAAATATGAATTTTCAGTAGATGAGTTAGATGAATACGCTAGATTATTCAATGTTGATATGATTCCTATTTTATTCCAAGGTAAATTAACAGAAAGAATGAAAGAAGCTATTAAGTATTTCATCAATACTAGTGATGATGACTTAGAATATATCTTTGGTGAAAAATCATTTGCTTTTTTCTTCTATAAAATACTAAATCCTAGTTCTACTGGTTCATTTTTAATGGAAGAAGACTTTCAAAAAAACTTAGAAAAGTTAATTATCAGAAGTGATAATAAAGATATTTCATTTGAGTTATTAAATCCACTTTACAAAAGAATTAGTGATAATAACTCAACTGACTTTGTTGAAATATACACTCTTATATTAATTAATTTCTTAAATTTCTGTCAATCAATAAATATAGAAGATATTAAATTAAAAGATGAAAAAAGAGATGAAGTTTATATTTATTTAATTTCTAAATTATTTAATATTTATGTTTCTGAAGTTAAACAAGATCTTATTGAATTTGATTTTGTAGTTCCTGAATTTTTTGATAAAGAAAAGTTCAAAATTAATACAGAACTTATTAATAATAAATTAACTAAAGAGTATATTAAAGAAGATTCTAAACTGGAGTATATTTTTAAAGTTATACTTGGATCTTTTAATAAGAAAAGAAAAAAACCTATTGGTTTATTTACCGATAACACAGTTATTCTATTCAATAAATTTGTCAATGATATAAATATTTACATTGAGAAATATCTAAACAAAGCACAAGAAGTTGAACTCACAAGAGCTGGCTTACTTGATTTTGGTGACTTCTTTGAGATAAAGTATGACCAAGATGCTGAAGGAGAAGTTTATCCAGATGTTTATTCCGAGTTTGAAAAGGGAGTTCCTGAAGAAAAGAAGAAAAAAGGTGGTAAAGGTGGTGGTAAAATGCCTCTTCCAGAAGAAACACCTACTAAATAATATTAGTTAATGAAAATAAATGGAGTAAATACAACAAGCATTACTAAGATAAATGGTACATTACTATCCACTATATCATCATTTATGGGTACAACATTGCCTACAACAACTACTACCACAACTGCTGCTCCAACAACAACTACTACTACTACAATAAACCCTTACGTTGCAGCGACTGGAGGAACAGTAACAACAGTTGGTAATTTTAAAATACACACATTTACAACAGCAGGAAGCACTGACTTTGTAGTTAGTAATGCAGGTCAATATCCATATAACACTATAAGGGTATTAATAGTTGCTGGTGGAGGAGGAGCTCCAGGACAATATGTAGGGGCAGGTGGTGGCGGTGGCGGTGTTAAAGAAAATCTAAACTATACTTTATCAAGTGGTGCATCAACATATCCTGTAGTAGTTGGTTCAGGAGGAAATGGAAGTTCTGAATATCAAACAGCAGCTACTAATGGTGTTAATTCATCTTTTGATGATCTGACAGCAATTGGTGGTGGAGCAGGTGGTGGTCATGGAACAAATCCTCAAGTTGGTGGTTCAGGTGGAGGTGGAACAGGTGTAGCTGTAAATGGTAGTATAACAACAATAGGTGCTTCAGGAACAGCAGGTCAAGGATTTGCAGGAGGAAATGGAGCAAATTCTGGACCATTTTATGGTTCAGGTGGTGGAGGTGGTGCAGGTAATAAAGGTGGATCAGGAAATGGATATAATGGAGGTTATGGTGGACCAGGTATTCAATCAGCGATAGATGGTAATTACTATGGAGGAGGAGGTGGTGGATCTGTATATACACCATATGGTACTCCAGGAAATGGTGGAATCGGTGGAGGTGGTGCAGGTGGTGCAGGTGGATCAGGAACTGATGGAACTGAGAATACAGGCGGAGGAGGCGGAGGAGCTGAAAGAGATTATCCTGGAACAGGAGGTAATGGTGGTTCAGGTATAGTAATAATAAAATATAAATTTCAATAATGGCGCATTTTGCATTAATAAAACAAAACATAGTAATAGCTGTAATAGTTATTGATAATGAAAAATTACTCTCTAATGGAGTTGAGGTTGAACAATTAGGTATTGACTTAATTGACTTGTTAAATATTAAAGGAATTTATGATTATGATACCATAAGACAAACATCTTATAATTCTAATTTTAGAAATAAATATGCAGGAATTGGTGACACCTGGAATGAAATTAATAATGTTTTTATTTCGCCTAAACCTTTTCCAAGTTGGGTATTAGATGATACTTTTAAATGGAAATCACAAGTTTCTTATCCAAGTAGTGGTAACTATACCTGGAATGAAACTAGTTCTGAATGGGTACCATTATCCTTTTAATTAAAAAACCTCTGATTTAATCAGAGGTTTTTTATTAAGGTAAAGTTGTTATTTGATTGATTGGAATAAATGGACCAATTGGATCATAAGTAACTGGACTATTTCTTATATCAAGTAGTCCTCTTATTTCATAATTCTTTTTATCTCTATATGTTTGACCATATCCATTATCAGATGTTATCTCAATAACTAAGAAAGGATCAATATTTGAATCTATAGTGAAATTATAAGGATATAAGTTATCAATTACTCTAAATTCTGAAAATTGTTGAACAGGCATAAAATCCATTTGTCTCCATTCAGTGACATTTAACCAATTACTACTATCTTTATTTGGAGTAATTGTTGAATATGTTGATGAAGTAGCAGAAGAAACACCTATTCCACTATAAACATAATAATCTCTATCATACTTATAAACTTGGCCAACACTAAAACTATATGTACCAGTCGGAGAAGACCAATCAACCGAAGCATCATATTTTCTAGGATTTTTAACTCTATTATTATCTACAACAGATTGATATAACTTATCATAATAAATAACATTATCACCAGTTTGATAAGTAACAAACGGATTCCATTCTGGGTATGTTTTATAAGTTCTTATAGAGATATTATAAAAATCCGGAATAGAAGCAGTAGAAGCGCTTGGATATGTAGATAAACCACTTGAATATGTAGATGATGATAATAAATTAAAATCTAATACACAAGTATATTGAGTAGAACCGCTATTAATCGGCATCAAATAAGCCTCATTTAATTTAAATGACACTGGTGACATATTTTGTTTAATATTAAATTGTTGTATATCAAACGAACGGTGTTCTATAGTATTCACACCAACAAAGTCAGCTCTTCCGGTAATATCTAATATCTTATGAGTTAGGGGAATAATATTTTTTTGTAACCAATATTTTAATCCTTGTAACTTAATTTGAACCTCTTCTAAACTATAAAGTAAAACATTATTACCTTCTTTATCAGTTATTCTATAAGTTAAATTAAATAAATTTGTAGTTTCATAACTGGCATTTGGGAAGGTATGTTTAATAAAGTCATTCTCAGTCCAACCTTCAACAGTATTATCAAATATATCAGGAATTTCTACTTTAAATAACTTATCAAAATTATCAGAAGCTTCATTTATATTTCTATAATATTCATTTAACTCTAAGTCATTATAACCAAAGAAGTTAATAGCATTTATAATTGATTTATAAGAACCAATATATGGGTATATAAGATGTTTTTGCATCAACATCTCTTTTCTCTTTTTATTTAAGTAAGTCCAATCAATACCACCTTCATAAATATCATATTCTTTGAAAATAAATATCTCATCAGACCCTATATTTTTACCTACATTACCTAGCTCTACTTTAAATCTAATATCTTCATCTTCGGTTTGACCAAGTACATTAAATCTACCAATTTCTCTATCTAAAGCAGTAAATGTCACACCTAAGTATGTTGTTTTTCCAGTTGTTGGATAATTACTTACAATAGTAGATTCGAATATCATCGAGTCTGCGGATCTAATAAAATCAACAACTATAGTTCTATTATAAACATTTTTAATTTTGAATATTCTTCCGCTATTTCGAGAAATATATTGTTTTTTAGTATTAGTTCTATCTTTAATATCAATTCTCAGAAACTGATCAGGTTTAAGACCTCTCTTATTACCAATACTATCATATACAAAGTATTCACTTGATGCTATATTTAATTTAATCTCACCTCTACTAACACCATCTATATCAACAAAAGTTTTAAATGTTATAATATCATTGTTGGTAGATGTGGTATTAATAGTAAATGTGGCATTTTCTCTTTTTAATAGTTGTAATATAGATCTTATAGCTCCTTCTTGTGGTGAATTGAAACCAATAAATGTTTCTACCGGAGTTGGATCTAAATAAATGTTAGTAGTTTCTTCATCAATATGATCTAAACTATAATAAACTCTATCAAATATTGTTTGTTGAGCTTTTGATAAAGAAACATTATTTAGATTTCTATTAGGAACTTTATTAAGTGCAACTTCAGTAAGTGGTTTAGCACCAACATAAGCATATGATCCAGTTATTGGTAATTGATCACCAGAAAAATCATATAAGAAAATTTCCGGAACATTATCAGTCAACCATTTATAATAATATGTTACTCTTGGCTCACCTAAGAAATTTTCTCTAGGTGCTCTAATATATTCTCTTGTTTTTAACCAAAGATTATCTTTTTGAACATAGTTAGGATCTAAAGTACCATATTGATTCTCATCAATATTACTAGTAGGTATAACATAAGTAGAAACAAAACTACTTAAATCAACAACTATCTCTATTATAGAGTTTGTATTAGGCTGAATAGCCCAAACACTCTTTCTATCAGGATTATAAATGATTTTTGTAGTTTGATCTGTTAAAGCAGCAGTGTATATTACACTACCATTTATCGGATTCATTACCTTAATAGTGTTTGTAGTAAGAGATGATAAATAAATATCACTATCATATTGATTAAGAGCTAAATAACCATATGTAGAAGGACCCGTATTAAATAAAGTAGAATTTGTATTAATATCTAATGATTGAAATGATAATGATGAATCAGAAATATACATCTGACCAGTTAAATTACTAAATAATATATCATTAAATCCTTGAGTTGTTACATTTGTTATAGAAACTACAGAACTATTATCTATTTTATATAAACTAGCACTTCCCCAAACATAAACAGATTCATTAACTGGCTCATAATAAATATTATAAGCCGAAGATAACATACTAGATAATCCAGGAATACCATAAACGGTTTGAAGTGTTCTAGTAGTACCATCTATTCTAAGAACTACATCATTAGAATCATCAGTAATAATATACATATCTTTTTCATATTCATTGAAAGTCATATTATAAGTTTTACCAGACACCCAAGATGATCCAGATGTTAAAGTAGTTACAAGAACATTTAGATAGTTATAAATATCAATTCTATTTGTATTTTGATATGATATGTAAATATCACCGTTATAAGTATTTATTTCAATATCAAAAGCATCATTTGTTAAAGTAATAGTAGATACAACAGTGTTTAGTAATGGATCTATTACATATAACATATTCTTAGATAATGAATAAAGGTAGTTATTAATACTATTAAAATTCAAATGTAAACTTTGAGTATTACCAGATAATGAAATAGTAGTTAAATAGTCAGCAAAGTAAGAGTCCATTACTGTAATATCATCACCTAAAGCATAAATAGAATTAGACAATTGAACATAAGTAATATCAATCATATTAGAAGTACCTTGATATGAGCTTAAATTATAAGTATTAATCACATAACTATTAGGATTGTAAGAAATACTAAACATTAAATTACTGAATTGATATTGACTAAATGGACCACCTTGATTACCAGCAGTTGGACCAACAGGAGTCGGACAACCAGTAGCGCCAAATCCAAGATTATAAGCAATATTAACAAAAGGAGAAACACTACAGATGTCATTTGCTAATCCCCAAAAAGGACCTTCATAACTTAAATCTATCTTGTCAGGATCTAGACCTAAAACAACAAACTCTTGATTATTATATGGATAAATTGTATTATTAATAGCAACAACCATACCGGTTGCAAATCCGGCTTCTTCTAAAGAATATGTATTACCAGGAAGTTGAATTTGATTTGATGTTATTAACAATCCAACATTACCCTTCATCTTTCTAATTACAGAGTAGCCTGGAATACCAGGTAAAGTGCTCTTACCAATTAAAAAAGTATATTCTAATCTTTGGTCCTGTTCTTTAACATCAAACTTTATCATATTATTGATAATAGTTGTGTAGATTCCAAAATCTTGTAGAACATCAGCATATTCATCACTCCACAATTGTAATGTTCCTGGAATATCAACAGTAGTTGGATAAGTAGAATAAGTAACACCTATACTATAATCTCTATTATTTATCTTAACTCCTAGATAACTACCCATTTCATTAAATAAAACTCTAGAGTGTTCTATATAAAAGTCAGCGGTTGTTCCAACTTCAACAATAAAATCAATAGGAACATTTGGATATTCAGTAGTTAATTTAATTGAGTTAAAGAAAATTGAATAACCCGATCCAATATATTGTAAAGTAGCAAATATACCTAATGTTACTAATCTTGGATGACTTTTAGTTAACCAATTTCTAAGAGTTCTATCTATAGTTCTAGGCATATCAGGTGCTATACCAGAATAAACCCAGTCTATCTCTTCTTGATAAACCATTTTATTAATCTTAATGATTAATCCAAACTCATCTAAGTCGGTAAAAACTATATTATAATCAAAGTTTTCAGAAACATCATAATTTAATTCTGTAACTAATTCTTGTTCAACTCTAACAACTCTTTCATAGTTTGTAATAAATCCACTTCCAATAGAATATGTTAATCCAACTTGTGTATGATAGTAATTAACATCTACATATCTAGTAGGATACATTAAATCAGCTTTTAATTTATTAACTGAGTAATATAAATCAATATTAAATAATTTAAATTGATCTAAATAATTATCAGCTGCTGATGCAAGTGTTATCGCTTGACTCTGTGTAAATGCTTGAGTAAAATATAACTTATTACTATTAAGATAAATCTGAGAAGATAATAAAGTCTCAGATACCAATGTCTCAGATACTGGTATATATGTTGCTAATTTCCAATATACTGCATTATCAGGTGTTACCTCATAACCAGTTGATAATCCAACTTTACTTGTAAAATACTCACTAGTGCCAGGCGAAACACCACTTTGAGTATAAGCTTGTATACACTCATAAATCCTATTATCATAAGTAACTAATGATTGTGTATCATAATAAACAACTTGGTTATTAGAAGTAAAATTAATTATTGAATCAACAGTATAAAATGATGTATTATTAACTGATCCATTAATTTTAAAAACTATACCTGTCTTTAATATTATAGGAACAATAGATGTTCCAAATGAAATAGAATTTGTTGATATTGATAATGGACCATTATAAATTAAAGGCAAATCTGTTTTAGAAACAAGCTCAATAACTAAATCTTTATTTGTTGGAAGAGATACACTAGGTAAATCATATTCAAAATAAACAGTATCAGTTAGATTATCATCAACAACAGTTACAACTTTTTGAATGAATCTATTATCTGCATTTTTATTCTTAGTAGAGTTTACTATATTTAATCTCCTACCTATAGTATACTTATCATAGAAGTTAGGCTCATTCCAAATAGACAAATTATTATTGTAAAAAGAATCTATGTAGTTATAAACACCAATTAAATTTAAACCTGAGATATAGATATTACCATATTGTGTTGGATCACTATATGTTGTGTAAAATGTTGTTTCAAATGTTTGATTATCCGTCAAACTTATAACCATAATAGCACCCTTCTTTGAAGCAACAACTATATAAGTTTGTTGAGAGTTAGTAAAATCTAAAAAAGGAGTATCAAAAACTATATGAGTTCCAATAGGAAACTTTGATTCAAAATTAACACCATATATCCACTTAGAAAAGAAGTCAGGATCATTATTAACAGGTTCTATTAATGTAACAGATTGGGTAGAATACTTAGAACCATGAATATCCATACCATATTCATTAAATAGTTGAAATTTAGCCAATGTTAAAACATCAGGAACTTCATATTCAAAAGCTGATATCTTTTCAAACATATACAAACCATATGTTTTAAATGTATCTGTTGAATTTTCATGAAAGAGAATATTACCCTCAAATCTATCGGTTGTATCATTATAACGGAAATTTAAATAGTCACCCTCTTTGTTAAAAAATATAAGCTTTTTGTGATTTGACATCTATTGTTTAATAGTTTTCATTATATATTAATTTTATCATTTCTCAATAGTTAAAAATAATATATAAGGTAGTGAATAAAATAAATAATTATAATCAATTTTTAGTTGAATCTACTATAGATAGAATAACCTCTTGTACGGATGGTATCATTTACTTTCTAAAAGACAATGGTGTAAATGATTGGAATGAATTTGATAAAATATCTCAATTTAAAAAAGATGTCATTAATAAAATGATAGATAATGGAGTAAAAGATATGAGTGAGTTAGGAGAAGTTAGATTTAATCTAAGATTAGAACTATATAATAAAGAACAACTAAGAGAATATCTTAAAGAGTTAGAAGAAAATGAAGAATATGAAAAGTGCGCTAAAGTGCTTAAAAAAATTAGTAAATAAAAATGACACACATTAAAAGATTTAACGAAACTAAAGAAGAAAAGGTCAAAGACCAAGAAATGGAATTCAATGCCCATTCTTTAGAAATAGAAAAGGATTTAAATCCTAATATAAAAACTGAACCAGTTGAAAATGATGAAAAAGAACTTCAAAAAATTAAAAATAATAAAATTGAAAAGTTCAACGAATTAAAATAATAATCAACTATGAAAATTAGAAAATTCACAGATAATAATATATCAGAATCTCTTAAATACCATTTAGATAATAATAAACCTATTACTGAAAATATATTCAGACCAGGTTCTGAGGCTTTCTATGAAGTAATCAAAGAATCTAGAGAACTATTTGACTTAGGTAGAGTTAATCTATGTGATGTAGATAAAGAATTATACGAATCAACTGATATTGGTAAGTTTGGAATGTTCAATGGTGAATTGGTTCCTTTAGATTTGCCAATGGAAAATATAGAAGAGATAAGAGAGGAAGCCGAATATCATGGTAAAGAAGTTAAGTTAAACTATCCTATGAGAGGTGGTGCTACTAAAAAGTATCAAGTTTATGTTAAGAATCCAAAAACTGGTAAAGTTAAAAAGATTGCCTTTGGTGATGTTCATGGTGGATTAACTGCTAAAGTTAGTGATCCTAAATCTAGAAAGTCATTTGCTGCTAGACATCAGTGTCATTTGAAGAAAGATAAGACTAAAGCTGGATACTGGGCATGCAGGATTAACAAATACGGTCACTTGTGGAGCGGAAAAACTTATCCGGGATTCTGGTAATTATGAAACATTTAAAAACATATCAAATATTTGAATCTGCTAACAGAAAATTTATTAATGATTTTATGATTGAATTTGGTATGTTAATAACAATGGGATTCGCACATATAACTCAAAGAGCTATTGACCAAAAAGCAACTAATGAATTAACTGATATGATGAAAAGACTCAATAAACCCCTTATAAATGGTAAAAAGTATTCCGAAATTATAGATGATATTAACTTTTTATATAAAAACCCTAAGATGTTATCAGCCTTTATAGGACAAATAAGAGAACTTTTATTATATATTGAACCAAGAGTTAAAAACTATGTGAAAGATTGTGATGTGAAAGATAATTGGTTAGGTAAAATTGATAAATTCAAAGAAAGATATAAACAAATAGTAAGTTAAATGTTACCATTTCAAGAAACTAAATTAAACAATAATGAATTTATCAGAGAGTTCAAACAAGATACTGATTCTGGAGATTTTACTTGGCACCGTGATAGAGAAGATAGAATTATTGAATCTATAGGTGAAACAGATTGGATGATTCAAATAGATAATGAATTGCCTAAACAAATAAGGGGAGAAGTTTTTATACCAATGGGTATTTATCATCGAGTTATAAAAGGAACTGGTGATTTGAAAATTAAATTAAAAAAATTATGAAATACTTAAAAAAATACAAACTCTTTGAAAAGAAAGAAGAGAAGTACACTGGTTCCAATAGAATTATTCTATTAGGTCCTCCTACGGTTGGTAAATCAACTATTTCTAAAGCATTAGGTGAAAAACTTGACTTAGAAGTTATTTCTTTAGATATGAATCAAATGAAGTTTGGTGGATTTGGAGAAGAAGAAGAAGTCGAATGTGTAAAATGGGCTCTTTCTAATAAAGTAAATAAACCAAGCATATTGGATTTTGGAGGTGGACATATCTACCAAGGAAATGCTAAAGATTTAATCAAAGGATATAATAACATATTTGTTTTAATACCATCAGAAGACTATGAATTAAGTGATGAGATATTAAGAAAGAATTCAAGAAATAACGATATGAGAAAAATGATAGATCATATCTTAAAATCAATTGAAAGTCCAAATTGTAAATTCTCAGATGCTAAGAAAGAAAAAGTTATTAAGATTGTAAAGAAGATACACTCTGGTGGAAAAGGAGAATTGAAAATTAGTGAAATACCTAAGGCAAGTTTAGATAAATTTGGAGATAGTCTGAAAGGTGGATTTGATTCTGCTCCTAATTGGGATAAGTATTCTTCTTTCTACACAAAAAAACATGATAAGATTAATCGAAGTATAACAGATAATCTAATCGAAGTCTTTACTGAAGGCGGAAACAGAAGGTCAGTATCCTCTATTGTAAATGAAATAATAAGGAAGTGTAAATAAAAGTTTCAGTCGGATTTTTTTTAGTCAGCTTTGACTTTATAATTCTCATTGTATATCTTAATAACTTCATCAAATTCAGAAATAACTCCAGATTTGAATTTATCATTATCATATTTCTGTTTTAAGATATATTCTTTAATATAATCCTCATATTCCAATTGAACAGATATCTCCATTCCATTCTCATCTAACTCAACAGACTCATTCGCTTCTTCACCGTCAACTAACTCTTTTGTGATATCATCAATATAGTCAACAGAAGCAAAATTACCCTTCTCTAACATCACTTCTAGCTTTCTGCGAAGCTTTCTATTACTAATTAGGAGATTGTTTGATATAGACAAATCTACATAATCTTTAGTGTCTTTTAATTCATCTAATCTATCAATATCATCTTCATTAGAAACACTAAACTTTTTAAAAACTGGAGAGTATGTGTTTGGGAAAAATTGCTCAGATCCATCATTTGTATCTATTACAAAAATACCTTTTTGATCACCAATATCATTTCTATCCATTTGAAAAATTGATCCAACAAATGTAAACTGATTATTAGATTGGACTAAATGTATATGGCCCGATCTAACCTTTGAGAATATATTAAAATCTTCTATATCTATTTTATCAGCATTTTTGTGAGCAACCGATGTAAGATGCATTTTACATCCATTTAAATCAGAATGACAGAATAAATAATCACAATTACTATTATCATTTATTAGTTTAATTTGCTCTAACCTATTTTCTATATACGGCATCATAAGTATTTTTATACCATTATATACCAATAAATCTGTTGAGTCATAAACAGTAACATTTGGAATATATCTGAAAGGTCTAACTGAGTTAATACTTGATGCGCTCTTAGACCAAAGATCATGATTACCAACTATAATATGTAATGGAGCTATCTTTGATATTTCCTCAACTATATCCATCCCATAATTAAGTAAATTTATTGGTATAATATTTCTATTGTCAAATAAATCACCAAGATGAACTATTATATCACCGGGCTTAACTTCTCTTATAAGAAGAGGAATTAAAAAGTTACTAAAGTATTCTTTGTGTATTTTAAACCATTTATCAACACTATTTGGATAACCAAGACCTATATGTGTGTCTCCTATTAGAAAAATTTTACTCATATGAAAAAGGACGGAATTATTTTTTAATATATAATTATTATACTCAAAAAATAAAATAAGTTATGATAAAATATGATAAAAATTTCACCTATTTACTTGGATATCTTTGGTCAGATGGACACATCGAAAGATATCGATCAGTACTTGAAATAATTGAGGAGGACGCTTTGTGTATAATTGATGATATTAAAAAAATTAGTTTTCTTAAAATATGCACAATGAAAAGACAGAGAAAAGGAAGAAAACCACAAATGTCTATATATTTCTGTGACTCTAAGTTTCACGATTCATATATGTCTAGGTATTTTATAAACAAAAGCATATCTGCTCCAATTAGTCTATTAGATGACATACCAGAAGATTTAAGAAGATATTTCTATCTTGGTTTAATAGATGGTGATGGGTGTTTTTATTTCAAAAATAAGACAAGACAATTTGTGGTATCCTCGTCATATGATCAAGATTGGACACATGTTGAGAATTTATTTAAATACCTAAATATTAAACAATATGAGATTAGACGCACTGTTAATAAAAATGAAAGTAAAAATTCGATAATAAGAGTTAAAAAACAAAATGAAATAGAATCTATATATAACTATCTATACCCAAATGGATATGAAATAGGTCTAAAAAGAAAGTTCAATAAGTGCAAAGAGATAGTTGATAATAAACCAAAGAATTCATCAAATAAATCAAAGATAGATATAGATGATTTAAGAAAAAATATAGAATCTGGACTACCTATTATTGAATTATCCAAGATATATGAATGTAATTGGAGAAAAATATTCAATTGTTGTAAGATTAATAACATAAAATATGGTAAAGGTTTCTTCTTAGGTATCTATGATAGAAAATCAAAAGTGATAAATACTAATAAATTTTTATCATTTGAAGATGCTAGATCATATGTCAATAATTTAAAATTAAAAAGTCAAAAAGAGTGGAATATATACTCTAAACTACATAGACCTATTAATATACCATCCAATCCAAGTAATATTTACAAAAATATTGGTTGGTTATCTTGGGGTAATTGGCTTGGATATTAAAAATTAGGATTATTATAGTATTGTTTCTTTTCTTCTAGCTTCTCTAGCACATTTTTCACAACCGCTACCAGAGTATAAATGAGCATTTGGTGTTTGCTCAAATTCTCCGTGTATTGGACACACTATTTTAACTTTACTTCTACAATTTTCATAAAGTGTTAGCTCATAATTGTATTTATAATTGTGTTTAATATTTGATTTTTCAACAAAATCTTTGTTTCTCCTATTTCTTCTCCTAAGTGACTTTAATTCTTTTATTATGGCATTTTCCCTTGACTTGCAATTTTTATTACAAAACCTTCTATCAGGTCTACCCCATTTAATATCTTTATTACAAAATCTATAGTTACAATTCATAATCTATTTATTAAAAGGTGGAAATGGCATTTTTCACAACATAATTATAATAAATGGACATAAAGACAATGTGAGTAATAATATATAATTTATAAAAAATAATTAAAAAAGATATGCCATTACCACATTTTACGAATATCTCAAACGTAGGTTCACCAGGTGGACCAGGTACGTCACCAGAGGAACCAGTATATACTAATTTGTTTGAAATAACATTTGTATTACCGACTCTATTACAAGCACAAGGTAGAAATACTTTATTGCTATTAGAAAACGCAACATCGATTGATGTAAACTTAACAGAAGCAATTGAAACTAAAGAACAAAGATTCAAGTATTCAACTAGAGCTTTTATGGCTGCTGGTCCTGCTAAGACAACTGTTGAATTCAAAATTAACTTTCAAGTTAATGTTAATCAAGGAGGTTCAATGGAAAACTGGAACTCATTAAAATCATGGTATGATTTAGTTTGGAATTCTCAAACTGGTTACTTACATTATAAAAGTGATATTATTGGAACTATTATTGTGAATCAACATGATAAAAAAGGATTTGTTCTTAGAAGGGTAACTTTCCAAAACTGTCAAATTAAATCAGTAGCTGGTATTTCTCTTAAATGGGAAGGAAATGATATCTGGTCATGTGATGCTGACTTCATAGCAGATTACTGGATTGATGAATACATTGATAATAACTTCTCTATTAATCCTCCACTTATTTCTGGATACTAATAGTAAATATTTAAATAAAAAAAGAGAGACAAATGTCTCTCTTTTTTTATTTTTTCATACCACTCATCATACTTGAAGCGTTTTTCATCATTGATCCAGGATTAAAGTTAGGCATTCCTGCTTGTTGTTTATCTTCATCCTTTTTCTTTTGTTTTTCTTCTTCGTCTATGATTTCATTAACTATTTTAATATTTTCTTCTAATAACCAATAAGGCCATTCATCCATTGAAACTTCTTGAGTATTAAAGTGTTTCTGTAAAAGTAACTTATTCTTTAATATATGCTTCAAAGGCATCATGAACAACGAAAATACCTGACGCTCCGTTGGGAAATGTCATTTCGCTGCGGACCTCCAAACCACAGCTACAAGTTTTCTTCAATTCTTTTAACCCAAATGTCATTTTACCAACAGCTGCGTTAAGAAATTGAAAAGAAATATCATCTATTCTTTCAAAATCTTGAAGTTTTGCTTTAATACCATCAATTGTGATAGAGGATCTACCATTCAACATAAATGGAATAATTTTTAAGAAAGCCAAATTAGGAGTTCTTTTTTCATTATTTTCTTTAATGATATAATCAGTAAATGATTTTTGAATACCAATACAAGGTGGTGAAATTTCATAATCTTTACCATTTTGAACTTTGAATTTAAATGATTTTGTTGATAAATCAAAAAATCTTTCTAATTTCTCATCAAATTCATGAAATACAAAATTATCTCTCTTCATTTCAATCTGCATATCATTACCACAAGAACATCTAGCATTAACAGCTAATGAATTACCTTGTTGAAATGTTAATTCTCTAATCATAAAGATTAGAAATAAACGGTCTTGGTCTTTAATTTCTAAAAATGAAGTAACCTTACCATCAGGATATTTTAGTCTAACACAAGATTGTAACATATCATTCATTTTTTCTACAATATCATAAAAGTTATTATCATCAACCATTGAGTATGATTGAATTTCTTTTACTTGTGCCGGTCTAACCATAACAACAGTACCAGTTGGATAATATTTACCACAAGGCATTTCTTTTATATCAAAGTTAAAGTAGTGTAGGTCAGCAGATTTAGCTGTCTCTACAGTAGGTTTAACAAATGGTGTATCTGAATTAGATTGTTGTTGATTATCAACGCTTTCTAAATGTTTTTTTAGATATTCTTCTTCTGACATATCTTTTTTATTATTATCACTCATAAAAATTATTATATTTTTTTTATATATTAAGCGATCTGCTCTCTCTCTTATAGTATAATATTAGTAAAAGTTTAAACTTTATAAATCCACTTTTTATTACCAGCATTATATATTCTATAGTGTCCCAACTCCGACATTATCTCCTCTTCAGTTTTATTAACATCATATCCCATTTTTATCAATTTTTGCTTTCTCCAATTGAATCTATGTTCTCTTATGCCATCAATTACATACCAATATCCTGGTTTTGATGTATGTGAATATTCAAATCCTAATGTTTCATATAGATCACCATTTGAAATTAAATTATCTGAATATGTTTCCACTTGAATAGGATTATATTTAGTAATAAAATATTTCATCAGCTTAGAAGCCCCTCCAACAACACTAGTATTTATTTTATTACAAAATCTAGTTAATTCATAATGTTTATCTTTATTTCTATTCTTTTCATGTCTTTGTAAAGGCAGGCGTAGTTTAGAAAATGTCATCAGACTAATCAATTCATTATTGTTAAATAGTCCAATTCTTATAGATGACTTACAATCTCCTTGTAAATGATTACTGTCTAAAAATTCTTTTGAATCATTATAAGATATTTCTTTTATTTCACATTTTCTGGCATATATTCTATTTGAAGTTTTTCGTAACTTATTTAAAACAAATGACTCACATATCTCTCTATTTGTTACCCAGTCATCTTCCCAGATTGTTATTAGACTCACATTATTCAAATTTGATAATTCATATTTCTTCAAATGATAATTTTCATTTTTAAATTTCTCAGAATGCCACCAAACACCATTAAACTCAAATCCTATTTTTAATTCTGGTAAATAAATATCTATTTCATGTGGATTAATTATATTTTTACAATCTAATAAAACTTCACCACTATAGTTATTAGTAATGAAATTATATAATTCTATTTGTGAAATAGACGCATTTTCGGATATAGGGAAACAATTTGTACATATATTTACTCCACTATTTGTTCTATAATAAAACTGATATGTTAATATATCAAACTCATTAGAACATTCAAAACAATTAAATACCAAACTAGTTGATATTCCTTTTTTAAATCCTATAAATTTAAATTTTGTAATATCAATTTTACTTACTATTCTACTTCTATAAGAAGCATAGAAAAAATCTATTGTTTTTTTATGTACATCTTTATTCATCCATGGATGTTCAACACCATATTTCTCCAATGATGTATTTCTATATGTCTCTTTGTAGTTACTTAGTTTAAACGATTCTATTCTTTTCTCCAAGAGTTCTTTTGATTCACTTGGATTACTAACTCCGTAATTTTTTAATAAAGTATTCTTAGATTTATTCTGTGTTTCTATAAGACACATAGCAGAGTTGTGTCCATATTTTTCTTGATTAGTTTTACTAGACTTGTCCTTAACCACTTTAGATTGAGCGGGTGATTTTGTTCCAAACTTTTTCAAAGATTTTTCCTCTTTCGTCTTAATCATATTTGGATCAGATGATACACATCTTCTACTACAATAATCAAGATATCCAATTGTTGAATTTTTAAAATTTACACTGTTTTTACAATTTATATTTTTACAAACAGGTATACTTTCTAAATTATTTAGAGTTAAATAAACTTTTTCTTTAAATGATATGTTTAATAAATTATTATCATCACAATAATCCACTATATAATCATATTCCTCTTTATAGTTTTTAAGAATAAATGATTCCTTTGACATACGCCCGGAAGAATCTGGTATATTAAATACTTCTAAATTCATATTACATATTGTTTAACATATATATTAAATACACCTATCTTTGTTTAACAAAAAAACCCAGATATTTCTATCTGGGTTTTTTAAGTATTTAATTATTATCCGTTAATGAATCCACCTGCACTGATTGCTCCAGTTCTAAGTATTGTAATGTTATTTACAATGATACCCATACCCTTAATTGGTTCAACATAAGTGTCAAGAACACCAATTTGATTATCAATAACATCAGGAGTGTTGTTTTCTTCATCAATTTTATTGAAGTAGTTGTATAAACCATTTCTACTTACATAAGTTTCACAGATAACATCTGCTCTAAGTTTAATTTCTGCTCTAATATCAGCTGTATTAAATTTCCATTGGAAGTCTAATAACATTCTTGATAATTCTCTTTCAAGTTCAATTAACACCTCTCTAACATGAATGTAAGAAAGAGCTGATTTATAAAGTGTTTGAGCTGTATTTTCAGTCTCAATAACATAACCTCTATTTCTCTTGAACACAATTGGATTCATTTGAGCTTGATTTATAAATTCAATATCAGATGGTGTGAAATCCATTTCAAGACCAGCGATATTAGTGATTCTACCATTAGTAACACCAGCAGCAATAGTCCAAGGAGTTATTGCTGAACTATTAGATAGTTTTTTTCTCATATAAGTTGTAGCAGCGAACATAGCTGGTGGAACTTCAACTGGTCTACCATTATCATTATTAATCACATAAGGCATAAAGTAACCTACACAAGTTGTACCAAGACCATCACCAAATGTGTAAAGAAAAGCTGGACTTGATTCAGGATCACCACCTTTAGAAACATATTCTAACTGAAGGACTCCTTCTGTATTAACAAATGTTGGAGAAGTTGAATTTTTGAATGATCTCATTGAAGGCA